CAGATCCCAGCCCTAGTAGGATATGGCACTCAACTCGTTATTAATTTTTCTGGGTTAGAATATGTTGATAATGCTTGGCAAAATCTTGATGAGTCTGTAACTACTCATATTCTTGTTACGGTAGTAAATATAGATGAAGAGTCATAGCACTCTTAATTATGGTATAATTCTAAAGAGGTGAAAAAATGGCAGCAGAAAATATAGGTCAACTAGTACCTACAAAGATTCCAGGATACGCAGATGCTGCGGATATCCAGGCAGCACTACGTCTTTATCATTATGGATCTTATAACTTTGATATTAATGAAGACGATCCACTACAACTTGTTAACCCATCTATGGCGTACACAATCAATGATTTGCAGGAACAGATTGAAAATATTGATCTTTCTGCAGCAGTACAAAAAGAAGATTTTAATGCAAAGGGAGACATTCTTTCTGCTTCAGCAGCAGACACACCAACTATAGTTTCTGTTGGAACAAATGGACAAATCTTAACAGCAAATTCTGCAACATCTTCAGGACTACAGTGGTCATCTCCAGAAGTAACATTAGTAAATGCAGTAGAACTTCAAAATAAAACACTTTCATCACCAGTTATAAATACAGGGTTTAATCAGCAAACATCTACAGCCTATACAATTGCTTTATCAGATAATGGAAAAGTTGTCGAGGTTTTGAATTCTTCTCCAATCACAGTTTCAATTCCAACAAACTCAACAGCATTTCCAATTGGAACACAAATAACTGTTTTACAAACTGGTACAGGACAGATAACATTTGCAGCAGTAACATCAGGAACTACAACATTAAACGGAACCCCAGGATTAAAACTAAGAGCCCAGTGGTCTTCTGCAGTTTTAATTAAGCGTGATACTGAGAAGTGGGTAGTTCTTGGAGACCTAGTTGCATAATGTCAAAAATTGGACCGATATCGTCTTCTGATGGGCGTAAGCCAGATGCTCCAATAATTGGTTCTGCCGTTTCAGGTGTTGATTCAGTAACAGTTAATTTTAGTGCACCACAATATACTGGCAAGCCAAATGATTCTTTAACATACACTGCAAAAAGTTCTCCATCAGATATAACTGCTACTGGCTCATCATCTCCAATAGTTGTTTCTGGATTAAACTCATCAACAGCATATACATTTACAGTAAAATTAAGTAATACTGTAATGGATTCAGACTTTTCTTCTCCATCTAATTCAGCAACACCAACAAGCGCAGGGCCATTTTTCCCATTCTTTCCACCATTTTTCCCATTTTTCCCGCCATATTTCCCATTCTTCCCATTCTTCCCTCCAGCCTTCCCATTCTTCCCTCCATTCTTCCCACCTGACTTCCCAATACCTTACAACCCATTCGACGCAACTAGAAAATAGTTATTTTTAATAAAATCAAAAAACAGTTTTATATTGTGCTATAATTCAATTATGCAAAATATCGGTATAACAGACTCCCAAGATGGCCGTAAGCCAGATGCACCAATTATCGGATCAGCAACAGGTGGAAATGCAGAAGCAACAGTCACCTTTACTGCTCCATCATTTACAGGTAAGGGAACTGGAACACTTACTTATACCGCTACTTCTAACCCAGGAGGAATTACAGGAACATCATCAAGTTCTCCTGTAACTGTCACTGGTCTTGCAAATGGAACAACCTATACTTTTACAGTTAACCTAAGCAACGGAACACTTACATCAGATTCATCTTCTGCATCTAATGGTGTTACTCCAGTTGCTCCACCATTTTTCCCACCATTCTTTCCTTCATTTGGTCCATTCTTCCCACCGTTCTTCCCACCTTACTTCCCATTCTTCCCACCGTTCTTCCCGTTCTTCCCACCGTTCTTCCCGTACTTCCCATTCTTCCCACCGTTCTTCCCATTCTTCCCACCGTTCTTCCCACCGTTCTTCCCACCTTCATTCGGACCGTACTTCCCATTCAACGCAACTAGAAAGTAATTTTCTTTCTAGTAGGGGGTGGTAGTAAAAATGGAAGATGATGACAAGTACATTAAAGTTATAAAAAACTTTATTGATGATGAAGGCATAAAATCTTTAATAAGTTTTATTGATAGCAACATTAATAAATTTCTTTCATATCAGGGTAACAATAGGCATGTACTTAGGTTCGGTAAAGATTTTTATTGGGATGACTCAAATAAAGATTTTAAGGATATTGGTGAGTTAGAGATTTACCTTAGAGATAAAGTTTTTTTAAAGGTACAAAACCTTCTTAAAGATATATATCAAAAAGAAGGCTTATTTGTTTCAAACCTATGGCTATCAAAACATCTTCCTGGGTCAATAATAGAAATGCATGAAGATATAGATGGTGGAAGAAATCCTCAGTTTGAGTATAGTGCAATAATATATTTAAACTCACTAGATAACACAGGAATTTTAGATTTTCCATTTTCAAACTTCTCTTATACCCCAGTTTCTGGAGACTTAGTTATATTTCCATCAAAACATATAGACTTTCCACATCAATTTGCTCACCGTGTAAGTGAAATAAAAGAGATTAGATATACAATACCAATGTGGATATCTCCACAAAGGTATGCTTTATAACCTATGATATAATTAATTAAAAGGGGGAATTATGAACATTCTAGAAAGCAAAGGTATTACCTTTAAAGATTTGGGCAGTGGGATTTATGTATACAGCAATGTGATCCCTAGGGAGTTAGACATTCCAGAAAGACTGGAAGATGTTTTAAGCAAGAACAATGGCAGATATGGATGGCAACCAGCATACGTTGGTTATCAGGAACTAATGCCAGACTACAGAGACTGTGTAGATTTTAAGTATAAGAAAAGTGACCTAAACGATGATGGCACACCAGAGTACAAGGTGCTTGGTCAGATTTGGGAAGACTGCTATGAAAATCAAAAGCATGCAGTTGATCACTACTGTTCAACTTTTAATATCCACAACTTGAGATACTGGGAAGCATTTAACTTTATTAAGTATGAGAAGGGTGATCACTTCCAATATCATCACGATCATGGGTTTTCCTATAACTGTACAGTATCGCTTGTCGGATACTTAAATGATAACTATGAGGGTGGTGGTTTACACTTCCAGCACCAAGACATTCTTTATACACCAGTTGCAGGAGATGTAGTTATCTTCCCCTCAACATATATGTATTCTCACAGAGCAATGCCAGTAAACGAAGGAACAAAATATTCACTTGTTACTATGCTAGATTACAGCGATAAGTATCACAAGCCAGAATTTTATCAAGAAACAGGGTCATGAGCAACCTAATTCAGTTTATATCAAATAAGCCTTGGCTAACACAAGACGATAGTTCTGTTCCTGGTCCAATCATGAAAACTATTCCAGAGTGGTACAGGAAAGCAGATCGTTTTGCAAAAAAGTTAGATGGTTCATTCTGGAAAGGTCCAGATAAGGGAAAAGTTCCAACATGGAAAGCCTGTCCAGCAATTTTTGATATTATGAGTTCAGGATATACACTAAAAACTCCTTGCGATATTGAATTTACAGATAAGGGCTCTAACATTCTCTCAGTAACAATTGCAGATGCAAAGTACAAAGAGTTTTGTGTTCCAAGACAAAGAATGCCACAGTTTGAACATCCAAGGGGATATTATGAAAATCATTTTGCATGGTTTCCAGACTGGTCTATTAAAACACCAGAAGGATACAGCGTCTTGTATACGCAGCCATTTAATAGATTTGAGTTACCGTTCCTTACTACGTCTGGCATTATAGATAATGACAAGGTTAATTTTCCTGGGTCAATGCCATTTTTTCTAATCAAGGGGTTTTCTGGAGTAATTCCAGAGGGAACTCCTTTTGCACAGATGATTCCTTTTAAAAGAGAAGACTGGAGATCTGAAGTAGTTATTTCAGACCCCAAAGAACTAAGTGAAGGAATTATGAAGAACTCAATTAAATATCGTGTACCCGATGGAGGGGTATATAAAAATGAAGTATGGGAATCAAGGAGATATGAATAATGAACTGGACTGAATTACCAAGAGAAGAAACTAGTACAAAAAGACTACAGGATGTTGTGATTAATGACGGAATTAAGGTTATAAATCTTGACTATGGAATTAACTTGTACCGCAATGCAATTAAGAAAGATGAATCTGCTAAAATTATTGATACCTTAGAGTCGGAAATATCTAAAGGCATTCCTGGTATTCAGTGGAGCCATGCACATGTTAATGAGTTTTCAGAAAACAATGATGTAAGAAACTGTGTTGATCTAAAGTTTAAAAAAGAAAATTTAGGAAAACATCTTCCAGTTAATGAAGGTCTTCACAGAATTCACACTAGCGTTGAAGATAGCCTTGATCAATGTCTTAGACACTACGAAAGCCTTTGGCACCTAAAGATGCACTATAAGGAAGCATTTAATTTTGTAAAATATTTACCAGGAAAATACTTCAAGATTCATGGAGACCATGGTCCATATTATGCATGTACCGTTTCAGCAGTTGTATATCTCAATGATGATTATGAAGGCGGAGAAATTGAGTTTACAAGACAGGGGCTAGTTGTAAAACCAGAGGCTGGAGACATACTCCTATTCCCTTCAAACTTTGTTTACGAGCATGCATCACTAGAAGTCTTTTCTGGCATAAAGTACTCTGTTGTTATTATGACAGACTACAACGATTTACATCATAAGGAGATTTAATGATAAAGGTAGACGCTTATAAAAGAACTGGTCATCGTGTTAAGATTGAACAAACCCCTGTTAAAAGAGAGTGGATGGATGGCACAGATGATCGACACGCCTATAAGTGTTTTCCTGTTTCTTTGGCTAACTCTGTTGGCTACTCTATTTCATTTTTAGAAGATATAGAGTTTATTTGGGATGGTGTATCTGACAGTACACCAGACCATGTTACCGTATTGCAGGGACAAGAACTTTGCAGCACAAGTAGAGGAAATGGAACAATTAACTTTCATTGTGACATGGTTTTTAAAACAGACAAAGATGTTTCTATGTTGTCAATAGTTCCTCCAAACTATTTTATAGATGGGGCCATGCCATTCACATCGGTTGTCTCTACATCTTTTATGAACGACACATTTCCAATTGCCTGGAAAATTACAAGACCAAACACTAAGATTTTTATTCCAGCAGGAACTCCAGTAATTACACTTATACCAATATCTTTAACAGAATTTTCTAAGACTGAGTTAAATATATATGACTTAATAGAAAAACCAGACGATGCTATAGAAAGAGAAAATAAACTAAAGGTTTGGAAAGAAATAGTTCAAAAAGGCGGATTCACTAACTTTTACCGAGATGCTGTTGACTACAAGGGAAATAAACTTGGTGAGCATGAACTAAAGACACTAAATCTTAAAATAAATGACCATCGAGAGAGGTAATGGTATAATACTAATATGCATGAAAATGAGCCAATAACTGTAGTAAGAAAGCCTTCTTCCACCCCTTCAGGGTTCTTTGGTCACGGTCCAGAAAATATTGTTGCTTTAGAAAATTTTATGACCGAAGAAGAAATCAACTTTTTAGAAAATGCTGCAAAAAATATTACAATCTGGGATGTGACAGAAAGTCATGTTAATGAAAATGGAACAGTGGTATATGACCATAACTATTGGAAAGACCGTGTTGCAACAAGGCCATCACTAGATAAAAATGATCCAGAAATTGGACCAGTTATTAAAGGGCTTTTTGAAAAACTAAAGCCAGTTATTGAAGAATTTTTTAACGTAAAAGTTAGGCCAACAGGAGAAACAATTGTAAAGTGGCTACCAGGACAATTTCAAAACCCTCATGCTGACAAAGAGTTACATGATGGTGAAGATGCAGGACTTCCAAATGACTTTCCTTATTATGACATAGCAAGTTTATTCTATTTAAATGAAGACTATGAGGGTGGAGAATTGTATTTTCCATTGCAAGGGGTTCAATTTAAACCTAAGCGTGGCGCTGCATATTTTTTTCCAGGAGATATGAACTATGTTCATGGAGTTACTGAAATTAAAAATGGCCTTAGATTTACGTGTCCATTTTTTTGGGAGATACTAGAGCATACTGGAGATGTAAAGCCAGATCCAGATAAAAAATATTACAGAACACTGTTAGACGGCGGAGATGCCAAACAACATGACCACTAACATTAGTTTTGATGAAATATATCCAAGGATTGCGGTATACAACAACCTATTTAAAGATAGTGAAAAAATGTATAGGATTGCCAAACAGTTAATGGATAGTTCAAAAGAAAACTATTTTCCTGAAGCAGTTGACTGGTACATATATGGTAAAAAGGCTGAGAACGCTCCAATAGAGTTTGATAGATCTGCAACAGAACTTGTTGTAAAAAATCATAAGCCATTTGATAATTTAGATCAAGAAGATCAATATTATTTTGCAACTGAGTTAGTAAGACTGTTTCATTTAGTCAATAATGATTACGCTAAAAGATATGGTATTGCTCTGGATAATTCTGATTCATCAACGATCAACACTAAAGAATACGGGGATTCAAAAGAGTGGCATTTTCTTGGACCAGCAATATGCATGTATGATATAGATGCAGGGCAAGTGGATGAATTGGCTATGAAATATCACACTGACTATATTCTTGAACCAATGAAAAGCCCAGGGTACAAGTTTGTAATAACAACAACTATATACCTTAACGATGACTACGAGGGTGGCGACCTAGACTTTATGGTAGATAATAAACTTATAAACTATAAACCAAAACGTGGTGATTTTGTAGTATTTCCATCAGGACATCCAGACTACCTTACAGAAGACGGTAACATTTACCTACATTCTGTAAAAAAATGTTATAACAATAAAAAATATTTTGTTAGAATGTTTTGGCAAAAATATAGTCAGGGTTCTGAAGAGTGGTATAATAAAGAAAAAGAGTTTGGGGAAGAGTCTTGGTCCGATATGTACAAAAATAAAATAGTTGAGTATAGAGAGCAGAACCCACAACGATCTTTAATACAGAATGGGATGAGAGTAAAATGAACCTAAATAGTCCAATACGATTAACAGAAGATATTGTTTTATACGAAAACTTTTTAACACCAGAAGAGGCTGCAGGAGTTATAAAGGCTATAGATGCTCAAGCAGATAATGAAAAGTTAACCTGGACCCCAATATCATTTTATGAATCGTATTCATCGGTTTTGCCACAAGACAATGATCCAGAGATAATTAGTGCTGGAGTCTCTCCAACAATTTTTTCAGAGATAAAAGATGGAATTATTGAGGGTGTTGCTTCAATTCACAACATTGAAAAATCCAAGGTTTGTCAAATTGGATATCACACACAAAAGTGGGAGCCAGGAGCATATGCAAGGCTTCACTCCGACAATACAGATGAACACGGTAATTCTGGACCATTTGAAAGAAGTAGATATGCAGCATTTGTATATCTCAATGAAGATTTTGAGGGCGGTTTACTAAGATTCCCAGACCATGACATAGATGTTGAACCAAAAGTTGGAATGCTCGCTGTATTTGCTGGAGGGCATAAGAATATGCATGAAGTAACACTTATAACTAAGGGTACAAGATATACTCTTGGCTCTTTCTGGGATGATAGAGAAGAAGAAGACTATCCAGAAGAACTTCGGGCACAGTGGAAAGAAGAAATGCAAAAGATTAGAGATAAGCAAAAACTTGAAAGAGAAGAATGGCAAAATCTCCTTAAAGATGGATATAAACTTGACCTAGACGGAAATCCTTATAAGATTGAAGAGTTAGATAAATGACAGCATTTCTTAAAGATGAGTTTGACTCTCTTGGATATACCACTGAAGAAGTAATACCAGATGTTCTTGTTGTAAAAAACTTTCTTTCAGATGAAGATTTAGATACTCTTAAAAATATTATTGCAAGCACAACCGAAGATGATTGGATGATTGAGTACACTAAAAATTTAAAAAGATTCTGCCTAGAAAAATTTGGTCGTGATGATGTAGACAATCTTGTTGCCGAGGGAAAATTTGAGGTTACTCTTGGCTGGGAAGATAAAAACTACAACATAACTAATGAGGATGTTGCAGAGGAGATTGTCAAAAGACTTTCTTCTATAGTTTATTCAGTTGATCCAGCATTAGAAACAAGCGGACTCAAGACGTTGCAAAGAATGCAAGAAGGTGTGCAACTAAAAGCGCACACAGATCAACACACAGATCCATCTATTAGATATGCAACTATCATCTACCTAAATGATGAGTATAATGGTGGAGAGTTATTTTTTAGTAACAAAGATTTAGAACTAAAGCCCAATCCAGGTTCTTTAGTTATATTTCCAGGAACTGATGAGTTCAATCACGGGGTAAGGCATGTCCAGTCTGGACCTATACGATATGTCTTAGTTGGGTTCATAAAGTTAAAAAACTTTTATGAAAATAATAAATACTAGGATATGGAGAAATAATATGAATAAGCAAATTCTTGAAGAGAATGTTTACTACTACGAAGATGGTGTTCAACATTTTGAGCAATTGATGAGTACAATAAAGCAACTTGAAGAGTTAGAGATTTCTAAGGGGCTAGAATTTTGGGACGACTGGATGAGTTGCAGTGGACAGATGTACCACTACGGAGATAACAAAGGCTTTGATCCAGAATTAATTGAAAAGATGGATGATCAGTCTAAGGAATTGTATAGTTTTATTCATAAAACATTAATGGATTCTTTTGTTTCCGTATGCAAAGACTACGGAACAAGCAAGGGTGATTTTGACGAACCAAGACTATTCCCAGTACTAAATCTAAAACGATACCATGTTGGTAAAAATATGGGAGCGCACTTTGATCAAATGGAGGGTGACAAAACTCTAAGATATTCTCTAGTAATGTATTTGAATGATGACCAAGAAGGAGGGGAACTTTCTTTTAAGTTATCAGAGTATGATGGGCAACTTGGCGGAGTTCATGAAGATTATGAAATAGCAAAACAAAATAAAGATTTTGATTTTGGAATCAAGCCAAAGGCTGGAAGCATTATTATATTCCCCTCATCGGCACCATACCATCACACTGCCCACATAATTAAAAAGGGATTTAAGTATATGGTACCTTCTCACTGGATTCACAACAATATGGAAATGGCAGCAGGTCCTGCTCCATTAAAAATGAGTGACACTAATGGATAAACAAGTTTTGCATCAAAACATATACTACTATGAAAATGTTATAAAACATTTTGATGAAGTGATGTTAACCATTTCAGAATTACAAGATTTACATAAGGCAGATGGCTCTGATTTTTGGAAAATATGGAAGTCTTCTAACGATGCTGACCACGTATATGGAGAAACAAAGCCATTTGATTTAAAAGAAATAGCAAATATGAAAGAGCCATATCAGAGTAAGATGGCTTTTATTTATCACAACATAACAGATGCGCTTTATGCCACATCAAAAGACTATGCAGAGTCTATTGGAGATAGTGATGAGCCAAAATTATTTCCAGTATTTAACATCAAGAAGTATGATACTGGATCTCATATGGGTGCACACTTTGACCAACTTGATGGAGACAAGACACTAAGATACTCTTTAGTTATGTATCTTAATGATGATTATGAGGGTGGAGAGATATCCTTTAAGATTTCAGACTATGTAAATACATATTCAGAAACCGCCCCACATAGAGACTATGATATTTCTGTTGCAACTAATAAAGTAGATGTAGGGATTAAACCAAAGGCAAATAGTGTGGTTATATTCCCATCATCTGCACCATATTATCATACAGCGCATCTGGTAAAGTCAGGGTTTAAGTACATGGTTCCTGGTCATTGGATTCATAATAATATGGATATGAACCAAGGGAAAGTTCCAGACATGGGAACTATGTAATGGCAGAATTTGAAATTCAAAAAATTCATGACACTGTTTGGGTATTTAAGAATGCAATAAAGGATTCAGAATATATTCTAGAGTATCTCAAGAATAACAAAACTTGGGGAGGGTGGTATACATTTGGAACTATGGCAGAGGGCAGTGAAAACTCTTATGGATTTAATGAATTTCCAACTCAAGAGCAATGGGAAGAAAAAATAAATGAGTTTTACCCAGATGCAGTATCTAAAGAAGATCCAGGATATGTTGAAAAAACCATAGATAACTTATTTTATGAAACAACAAAAAGATACTTAGAAGAAAATCCAATAACTATAAGTGAATGGTCCTATTCACCATGGAATATTGCAAAATATGAACCAAGTACGAATAAAGAGTATGCTATGCACCACCATACAGACTTTCAGAGAGAACTTCTTTATGCTCCAGGACTAAAGTTTGCAATTACTGCAGTATTTTATCTAAATGATAACTATGATGGAGGAGAAGTTGAATTTAGATTTATGAAAGATGAAACTCTGACCACAATATTAGAAGACTACTCATATAAGCCAACCCAAGGAGACATAGTTGTTTTCCTTTCTGGTCACCCACACTACCATGGTGTAAGGACTGTAACTAGTGGAGAGAAGTACATAATCAGAACTTATTGGAGATATAGACAAGAAGCCCATCCAAGATGGATAGAGATGCAAAATATATATGGAGATGCTTGGGAAGAGATGGAAAAGAAAAGAACAAAGTTTGCTCATAGTACACATCAAATAATTAATAATATTCCAAAGTTTATGGACTTTGAAGAATATTATGAAAAACTTCAAAGTGGAGAATTATCATAATGAAAACTGCAATAGTTACTGGGGCAAGCCGAGGAGTTGGCTATGCTACAGTCAAACTTTTAGAGCAGAATGGGTATAAAGTAATTGCAGTATCAAGAAATATTGAAAAAATGAAATCTTTGATTTCTGATAACGTTGAGATATATCAACTAGATCTAACCTCATCAGATCAGATAAAAAGGTTTCATGAAAAATATAAAGATATTACATTAGACTTACTAGTAAATAATGCTGGTGGTGGTGCTGCTCCAACTTATATTATAAACGAAACCCCAGAAAATTTTAGAATAGCCTATGATATTAACGTTACTGGCCCAATGTACATATCTCAACTTTTTGTTCCATGCCTACAGCGATCAGAATCACCAACAATTATTTTTATTACATCCTTAAGCGGTAAGGTGCCCTTTTATGGCGGAGGTAACTATAGCAATGCCAAGCGTGGGGAAATGGCCTTGATTGACACAATGAGGCTAGAGTTTCCACAGTTTAGGATTAAAATAACAGAGATTTGCCCAGGAACACTTGATACCCAAGAAGAAAAAAGAGAATTTGCTATAACTGCTGAAGATATGGCTGAAACCATAAGGTGGGTGGCTGACCTCCCATGGTATGTAAATATTAACCATTTAGAAATCAGCCACCTTACAAGCAATAAGTTTGGCTGCTAGTTATGCAGCCTTTCCTGGAAACTTGGCCATCCACATCCTTGTTTTAGGAGTAATGCCCTTCCATGCAGACCAGTCTGTTCCGCCGTCACTCATATAGTATGCAATTTCAGCGTTAGTTACTGGATTTAATAGATCAAAATTTGTTCTAAGATTAAACTTATCACGACGATCTGGACCTAGGTCATCAATCATATTGATCTGGAATAACCCATAGGAGTTATCGCCTGTTTGTGTGTTTCCGTTAAATCTAATAGGTTGACCATTAGACTCTTTCTTTGCTATCGCCCAAGCCTCAATTAGGTCACGACCTTCGAAGCCCACTGCCTTTAGAACCAACACCAAATCCATATCGGATAGGGTTGGGGCATTTGAATACTTATCTAGTATTTTTGTCTTAGAAACCAAAAAAGCCGACTTAGGGTCGGCAGGGGTTGTCAAGGACTTTTCACTTAGTAAGTTATTATCAGTTGTAGTTGTTAGCGCATTAGCAGAATTACTTACAGGTGCAAGCAATCCAACCAACGATAGGATTCCAATCCAAGCCATCTTGTCTCTTCTCATAAAATATACCTCCTAGAGAACAATTGCTACCGTTTGGTAGCATAGTTCAAGTATAACATGTTTTTGCCCTAAAAGGCAACTTTTTATAATATTTTTTTATTTTATTTATTTTGCGGGATTCAAGTGGTATAATAGAAAGACTATGGCTACAGGCGTAACTCCAACATATGATCTACCATATCCTCTCATAACTGATCCAGTTAATGTACATGAGGATATGCAATCATTAGCAGAACAACTTGAACTGGTTTTACCTAGCATTGGGTTATCTGCACATACCATAGAGGTAAAGAATGTAAGCGGATCTTCAATTACTAAAGGAGATCCAGTATATATAACTGGTTTTGATGTTAAGACTACCGTTGCAAAATCACAGGCAACCAACCTAAACACATTTCCAATACTTGGATTAGCACAGTCTACGATGGCTTCTGGTACAGAGGGAGTTGTTGTTATATCTGGAGTATTTAGTAATATCAACACAACATCTTATACGTCAGGAAATATCTTATATGTTGGCTCAACTGGAGGACTAACAACAACACAACCAGCAACTGGTTCAAGTGCCGTGGCTGTTGTAGCAAAGTCTGGGTCTGCAGGTATTCTTATTGTAGGTCAACTAAGA